GCATTATTTTTGACCGCTTCCTCGACCGCTTCATTGTCCAAGTGAATCAGTTTCATGGTCGGATCAAGAGCGGTGTTCTTTTCACCAAAGAAATCGCTTTTATATTGGAACTTGGTTAGGATCGCACACTCTTCTAGGTATGTGCATGCTCTGACACCATCCGAGAACTCATATCTCAAGAGCGGTACACCTTCCACTTCGACAATGTCGCACTTTCTCGGAAGTACCGGATAATACCCGACAGGATTCATTAACTCGTCATAAACAGGAACAATAACACATGTGTTGTGCATGTCCAAGATGGTCGATGTTCTGTATAAAAACTGTGACCATGTCTGCCAGTTGTTTGGCTTGAGTCTGAGTTTTGTCTGCAATGTCGGTCGGGCAGCTCCTTGAATTTCTACTTTCAGTTTAGAAATGTGTCTCGCCCTTGCGTCAATCGCCGACCGCACCAGTGCGGACTCATATAACTCACCACCCCATGTCGAGAAGTGAGGCTGGTATGCCGTCAGCGTTTTGAAGTAGCCATCGTTATGATTAGCCACATCAATCTCTTTCTTCTTAAAAATGAAATCAAATAATCCCATATGTCACTCCTCGTTTGCCAGTTGGCTTGCTATCTCATATCCCCATTTGTCTCGCATGGTCATAGCGTCAAGTAAACTCGCAGTACCATCTATATGAACATTTGCGGAAACCTTGATAAGTCTCTTCCGCATTGTCTCAGCGTTCTGTTTGACTGCGGAATCCAGCAGATGAATCTTCAGTAAATCGTTGTCTCCTATATGGACTTTTCCGTCTTTGATAAGACCTTCCAACTGAGAAATAATCTGACTCAAGTTTTCCCCTTGGAAGACATCGTCCATATTGAAACCGAACTCTTCCATCTTTTTGGTAAGGATCTGAGCGTTATAGCGGTCATATCCTACTTTGAGAGGAAGAATCTCATAGTCCTGCACAAGACTGGTGAACCAATTCAGACAGTCCTCATAATCGACAAAGTTCTGACCGCTTTCCTGCAAGATTCCTCTCTGAATAAATGCACGATAAGGGATTCCATCTCTAGCAGTCGCTTCGTCAATCTTTTCGGCAGGTAAAAAGAACTTGGCGAATACATATAATTCGCCTTTTCTTTCAATCACCACACAGCAAGCAGTTAGGTCAGTGGTGCGAGACAAATCGATGCCACCTACACAGTAACTGCCTTTATATTCGTCCAGTTCCATGTGGTCGCCGACACACTTCTGAACATCCTCTGCTCTTAACCATGCGATGCTTGAGTTTTGTTTAATGCAAGCGTATTTCGTTAAGAACTCGCTACGTTTTGAGAGAGAACCTTCTGCGATAGCGATTTCTTCTAAGAGATAATCGACCTTTACCGACACCCCTAGATTCGGGTTAGACTTGCGGAGTTCGTTGATGTCGTTCCACTTGTCCAAATCGTCAATCATGTATAGCAGAGGAAGCAGTCTTCTCTCTTTTGACTCTCCAAGTAAAAAACGAGTCGATCTCTTGACCAGCTCGTCATAAATGGAGTCGTTGACATAACCGGATGTGGTCATGGAAATAAGCAACGAGTTCGATCGGGAACCCATGCCCGACTTCAGAACTTCATACTGTTTTAAACCTTTGTCACCTTCCCATGATGCAATCTCATCGCACAAAGTAAGTGAAGGATTGAAACCGTCAGACTTCTTGGAAGCCATAGCGATTTTCTTGACAGTCGAGTTTAGGGAAGGAATGAAAAGGTCGGTCATTCTGTGCCGCTCTAGGTCGCTGTCATCCACCTTGCTGTGGCTCTCGTTGCGGATCGCTTCGATTTCCTGCTTACGCTCAATATATTCGGGATCGAGCTGAGTCATCGCCCACACAGAATCATAGATGATGCTGGCTTGGTCTAACCTCGGTGCGATATTAAACACTCTTGTGCCGAATCCTTCGGTTTTCCAAATATATCTCGCAATAGAAGCACCTAACAGGGATTTGCCGTTCTTTCGACCGATGCATAAAAGAATCTCCCGAAAATGTCGGCTGCCATCCTCGTCAATCAGTCCGAATATGCAGGAGAGAAACGCTTTCTGCCACAACTCCAGTTTCAGAGGACTAGGTGCGAGGTCTCCTTCGGTATGAAAGCAGTGATTCTCGATCCAGTTGATAGCATGGTGTGCTTTCTTGGCATCATAGCGAAAATCCTTTGCATTTAAGCCATCGATTACATGCTGATATGCAAGAAGCACCCACTTCCCGACCGTAATCCTGCCATCTCTGATTTTCTGATAATACTCAAGAATAAAATCGTCCATCTCTGCCTAATTATCCCCATCTAGGGGAATATCCTTAACGAACCTCAACCGCTCGGTCTTAGTACCCACTAACTCTAAAAACGAAAAAGGGGGCAGTCACCGCTTGATTGTGACTCTCCCGAACTCGTCTATCTTGTATCTTTTTTCTCTCCCATGCCTCTTTCTGTGACATTCTCTGCATAAGCTGACAAGGTTGTTCTCATCCAGTGTGATGCTTGGGTCTGTTATGTTCTCCGGTTGTAACGGAATGATGTGATGCACCTCTTCCGCTGGCACTGTCAGACCTTTTGCTAAACAGTCTTGGCACAGCATCCTGTCGCGCTTCATGACATAGTCTCTGACATGTTGCCATTGCTGTGATTTATAGAAATGTTCAGCCCAAGGTTTCATCTGTACCTATCCAAGTATTCCCGTCTATACATTGTCTTGTCATCCCACCAGTTCTTGTTGGCACAATAGTGAATGATCGCAGGTTCATCGGTAAATCCACACACAGCATTCTCATTGTATCTGACAGCAAGTGCTAGTGCTTTGTTATACCATAGTGCATACAAGTTCCAAGCGTCTTGATCTGCCCAAGGCTGTGGAACAGTGTTCAAGTATTTGACCATTGTTGGTATGATGTCATCCTCTCGCATCTGCTTCAGATTGATGACAGACACACCCATGTTGAAATACATATTTCCAAATGGTTTGTATGCTCCATAGTATTCCGGAACGGAAGCAAACCATTTACCAGTCAAGTCAACATCCCACATCGGATCAAGTGAATCACAGATGATTGTGTCTGCATCCAAGTGGATTACCTTATCAACTGGAAGTATTTCCGCATAACATACTTTCAGAAGATTGATATAGGTGAAATAGTTCTTGAAGTTCACACCTTCTTCAGTGAACCACTTCTGATCTGACACATTGATGACTTCCACATTGAATGGCAAGTCAACTGTATCTGTTTCTGTCAGCAAAAAGATATGTGCTTGCGGATTGTGTTCCAACAGTGATGTCATTGATGGGATTGCCTTGTGGACATAGTTCGAAGTCAAAGCATATACAATGTTCATCTGTGTTTCATCCTCTCTTGATACCACAACTGGAACGCTTCACAGCTTGCAACTTTCTCCGTCCTGTCACATATAGCACAACACTCAACGCAAGGACATGACGATAAGTCTGATAAATGTCTGAGATGCTCATGCAGTTCTTCTTCGGTCATCCAACTGATGTCGATCACATCATCATCTATACTCGGCATATTCAACTCCGTTATTATCAAATGGCAGACCTATATAATAGAAAGGACTTTATCGAGCCTGTGTGCAGAAAGCGACAAGGAGAATGGTCTGCCAGTTGGCACACACGAAAAAAGACGAGCCATACCCACTCGCCTTTTTCACTGCTTATATTATATTTGAAACTATTCGGACAATTCGGACAATCTTTGGAAATACCGCCTTAATCTCTTGCGAGAGTAGTCATAAGACGGATAACCATAGACTTTCATGTTCACTCGCTTCCAGTCCAACCGAAGAAGATACTTCCATCTGATTATCGAAACAATCTCGGTGTCCTGCACTGTGAGCAGCCATGCTTCGATCTCTTCCAAGAGTTGATACATTCTTTCACGTTCCTGTTCGCACTGTGCTCTCAAGTGAATGATTCGTAATGCGTTGCGTTCTGTCGGATTGCTTGGTGTTGTTCCTCTTGGCTCAGTATGACCATTTGGCGAACTCACTGGATTGTAAAGTGTTGCGATCTCTTCTTCTATCGCTTCGATGTTGCTGGCGATTCCATAGTATTGTTCTAAGGTTTCGATGTTCATGGATTTAGTTTAGCAAGTAATCAGAACAGAGACAATTGATTCTTTTGTTTAATCACCGTCCCCAGTTTGTTAATCATCTCGGCTTTGGTGAGTTGTTTAAATCCGGAATCATACAGAGTGTGCTTGCCTGTTTTATCCCACACTGTGACATAGTAGTTGTCAGAGAATATGCTGCCGCCGATGTAAACCGTCGGTGTTCCATATCTGCGGATGTCGAACGATCCTGCATAACCACAATTACACAGTGTTCTGAACTCCCCTTCAAACAGTCCTTCCAGTTCCTGCTTCAGTTCATTTGCTTTCTGAACCGCTTTCTGTTTGTCCATAGATTCTTCCCCTGTGGCAGTAGCCATTCGGATTTGTGTGGCAATGGAAGATGTCGCAGATGTTTGTCCGCTTGCCATGACTCTCACAGTCTTTGCAACGTGT